GGTCCCCTCTGGGAAGAACGCATTGATGGTCGGACCCATGGGAGTTCCCACGGGCGTAACGCTAACGCTGCCAACAGGTTCGCGCCTTGTGGTGCTGTAAAGGAAATATATGAGCATGATTATTGACGGCACATCGGGGGCCACATTCCCCGATCTGAGTGTGCAGGCTAAGTCACAGACGGGGCCAGCGTTTAGTGCTTATAGCAAAACAGCGCAGAGTATCCCTACTTCAAGCTTTACCAAAATTCAATTCAATGTAGAAAACTTTGATACAGCTAATGCGTATGACTCTACTACCAATTACCGCTTTCAACCGCTAGTAGCTGGGTACTACCAACTCAATGCGTGTGTAGCTGGTGGCGGCGGGACAGTTGGTTATGTTCAGTGTTACTTTCAGAAGAATACAGTTACACAAATTGCTGCTGGTTCATCAGTACCAAATAACTCACTAGTTGGTGGAAAGGTCGCAGCCTCATGCCTTGTGTATCTTAATGGGTCTACCGACTATGTAGAGTTCACTCTGTGGCAAAACCAAGGAACAGCGATTAATCTACAAACAGCTGACGGGGACAACGTGTTCTCAGGTTTCCTAGCGAGGGCTGCATAAATGTCATTATCTTTAGACGGCACAAACGGCCTAACGTTTGACACTGGTGGGAGTCCTATAAATAACTTGTCCTCTGTGAACGGGGGTCAGTTGGCGGGGATGAGGAACAGAATCATCAATGGACGGTTTGATCATTGGCAGCGCGGTACTTCGCTTAGTTCGGGGCTTACGACTTACACCTATCTTGCAGATAGATTCTGCGTTTATGCCGCTGGTGCTGCGGTAACTGTAAGCAAAACTCCTTCTTTAAATCCAGTCACTGGATATGGGGTTGCCAATCTTAATGGAATCGGATTTGCTGGTGCGGTTGGCAATACGTTCGTTGATTTAACCCAGCGCATTGAAGCGGCTGAGGTTAACGCAGGGCTTCGCGGTACTGTGACATTCTCGGCTTGGGTGTATCAGAACACAGGCTCCAGCATGACGCCTTTAATGTTGTTTGGATGCCCATCGGCTACCGACAACTATACCGGATCAACGCAGTATGGAAGCGTGTCTATTTCCGCTGTTTCAAGTGGAGTTTGGACGAAAATTTCAGCAACTGTTGACACTTCTGGATACGCTGAAATTTCCAAAGGTTTGTACGCTACAATTCGTTTCCCCAATCTCACTACTGGCAATGTCTATTGCACATTAGTACAACTCGAAGTCGGCTCCGTAGCAACACCATTCGAGCAGCGTCCGATTGGGTTGGAACAAAGTCTTTGCAGGCGTTACACACGCAAGCAAGTTGTCCCCGTAAACAATGCAACTGATGTGTTTACGTTCATGCCAATTGACATGCGCGTTACACCCACTTCTATCACTGGTGGTGGGGCAGGCTTTACAACTACTGGCACCACAGCGGATTCACTGATCTGCTACCAAACCACGCGCGGCAACCAAACACTTTTACTTGAGGCTGAACTATAAATGCCAACTACAACTTTACAAGCAGCCCCGCAGAATAGATACGTGTATGTCTACAAACTTCCTGATGGAGCGCCTTACTATGTTGGTAAAGGCACTGGTCCTCGCATGAGGGACCATATCCGCAACGCTAAGAAAATGCATCAGCTTGCCAAGACTTTTGTTGTAAAGGTTACAAGAGGTCTTTTAGCCAAGGGACAAGAGCCAATCATTGAGAAGTTGATTACTAATATTGATGATGAATTCGCACTATTGGTTGAGCAAGAATTTATCAGCAAATATGGACGCAGAGATATTGGCACTGGAATCCTGACCAACTGCACTGATGGTGGTGACGCTATCCTGAATATGAGCCCTGAGACTAGGGCAAAAATAGTAGCTAACCTTAAAGTGGTTGGTGGCGACTACCATTTCCCAAAAGGCATGACTCCGCATAACAAGGGTATGCCTATGTCTGATGAACAAAAAGCAAAGGTTAGCGCTGCAACCCGTGGCAGAAAAGCATCTCCAGAAACCATCATCAAGATGAAAGCATGGCAGTCTGCCAACAATCGTCGACGTGGCGTAGTGATGTCAGAAGAGACAAAGCAAAGAATTTCTGCATCAAAAAAGGGAACCGTTGCGTACTGGTCTATGGGACCAATGTCCGAAGAGCGCAAAGCCAAGATGAAGGCGACTATGGAATTGCAGTCATGGACTTGCCCACACTGTATGACACAGGGCAAAAATAAAGGTACTGCAAACCGATGGCATTTTAGTAACTGTAAATCTCTAGGAGTACCAGCATGAGCGTCACGGTATTACAAGCAGCAAACGCCACTAACGGCGCATCGCTAACTTCCGGCAATGATGGGACGTTTGTCCTGTCGGTTGGTCCTGCGGGTTCGCCAGTCACGGCGATGAGCATTGATGCGTCGGGGAACATGACGATACCGGCTCCAGTGATACCTACTCCTACGGGAATAACCTCAATCAACGGAGGCCAACTAGCAGGCTTGCGCAATCGAATCATCAATGGTGGTATGCAGATTGCACAACGCGCCGCCGTGTTGCCCTCTGCGGCCTATCAGTACGGGCAAGTAGACCGTCACATGATCGCCATCGTCGGGGGAACTGGATTTGCAGGATCAATAACCCAGTGGACGGGTTTAGCTGGCGTCGCTAGCGGCTATGCGTGCGGCGTGAACGCATCATGGACTGCGGGTAATTTCAACCTGCAACACCGTATTGAAGCGGTAAACTGCATTGACTTAAATAGCAAGACTATCACCATATCTTGCAAAGCGTACCAAAACACTGGCGGCGCTCGTAACTTCAAGATCAGTCTTGTAAAGGCTAACTCGGTTGACAACCACGGTGCACAAACTTCGCTGTTTACATCTGGTGCTACGTCAGTTCCTAGTGGGGTTACTACGCCGCTTAGTTATACGGTAACACTTGGAGCATCCGACGCAAGCAACGGAATTGCCGTATATGTTTTGGATTCGGATGCAGCAAATACAGTGGTTTCAAAGCTGTATTTAATTGGCGAATTGCAGATCGAAGTCGGCTCCGTAGCAACAACATTCGAGCAGCGTCCTATTGGATTGGAACTGGCGCTGTGTCAGCGTTATCTACCTTCTTGGCAAATAGCTGCGGGTTATGAATTCACAGGCCAGTGCTTTAGCGCAACTTCTGCACAGGTATTTTTGCCTTATCCGGTAACGCCTAGAGTTGCTGCAACAGGTATTTCAAGCAGTCAATCCGTGCAGTGCACAACGGCAGCAGGGTCGCTAACTGGCACTGGTGCGATTACGTTTGCAAGCGCTGGTTTATCGGGTGTAACTGTTTCCCCTACAAGCCCGTCAACGCTAGTTGCAGGCAACGCAACATGCCTTATTGCAACCACTACCCCTTCAACAGTCCTTGCAACAGGATGTGAGCTATGACCTACAAATTTACAGACACCACAAATCTGGTTGTTTCTGACGATAACGGTTGGAGTGGATTGGTAACCGTACCGGAAGTGCAGGATTGGATAGCTCAAGGCAACACGCCAGAGCCTGCTGACATTCCTGATCCAAAAGAAGCAATCAAAGCGCAAATAGCCTCATTGGAGCAAGCGCAACTGATGCCCCGAGCTACACGCGAATTCATGCTTTTGTTTGTGGAGACAAACAACCTGACAGCAATGCCGGGGTATGCTCCTCTCAAGGCATTTGATGATCAGATCAAAGCATTGCGGGACCAACTAGCATGACTGAGTTGCTTTGTCTTTTACTAAAGCCTGCACTATATGCAGTGAGCGACCCGCGCAAGTATTGGTATCTCATTCCGTTTGCTGTGGCGGGCTGGGTAGTTGATTGCATCCTATGTCACACCGCATGGGCCATTGCTTTTGGCTGGCCTAAAGATGGTGAAGTGACTATCTCCGACACGCTTGAACGTCTATGTGTTGACTTCAAACACCCTGACCATAAGTTATTTCTTGAGATAGCTAGGAAGATCAATCGAGTAGACCCACTGGGCAAACATATTAAGGCGGCACGTTTCGATGCATGACTCATATGAAAGTGATTTCGCAATCCTTAGCGGGGAATTCAGTGATCGACGTAGGGATTCACCTATGCCGGTTATTTTGGAGTTGCTTAGGCGTGTACATGAATCCCAGAAGGATTTAGATGCACGGTTGACAGTTCACATGAGTGAGGAAACGGATGAACTTGCACAAGCTGTTGCCAAGCTGATGGCAGAAGCATTCCCAGAGTCTGATCCATCAGGGCATAGGCTGCATCATGAGCTGGTTATCAAGCAAGCAGAGGAGAAGGCAAAGTTCTGGCAGGAGATGAGAATAGCTGCGGCTAAGTGGGCAGGTCTTGGACTTCTGGCGTTCTTGGCTAGTGCTGTTTTTGTGGCAATCAAAACAAAGTTGGGGCTACCATGAAACTTCAAGTCATACGTAACTGTGGTGCTACATGCACTATGGGCAAGCTGTTTGTTAACGGTGTGTTCGAGTGCTACACGCTTGAAGATGTGGTACGTCCCAATGGCGAAAAGGTGGCCGGAGATACTGCAATTCCATACGGAGAATACGATGTTGTCATTACTTTTAGTAATCGCTTTCAGCGCGATATGCCTTTGCTTATTGGTGTCCCCAACTTCAGCGGCATCCGAATCCACCCGGGAAACACTACAGAAGACACCCACGGATGTTTACTTGTTGGACAGAGTAGAGACTCAACCGCAGTCCATAACAGCAGACTCGCATACGACTCACTTTACCCAAAGATTCGGGATGCCATCACACGAGGTGAAACGGTCATGATAGAGTATGTATGAACGGTATTGACCTTGATGTAATTGATCCGTATAACCCTTTGTTGGTCAAGAGTCAGAGCATTGCTTTATGCATGGTCAGAGATAAGTACGAGAGGTATGTGGCAAAAGGTAGGCCACTTGAGGCTCAAGGTTGCAAACAGGCTTTGAGAATCATGTGGCAGTGTTTCATGGAATACAAAGACGTAGATACAGGATGGGGCGAACTATGAACGATTTTTTGATGAACTTGGCACCTACTATAGCCTCTGCACTTCTAGGTCCTCTAGGCGGCATAGCCGTAGCTGGATTAGGTAAGATCTTTGGTATCGATGGGGCTACTCAGAAAGATATCACAAAAGCCATTGCTGATGGCAAGATTACTCCGGATCAACTAGCTGAGATCCGTAAGCTTGAGATGGAATTCAAGCAACATGAACAGGATCTAGGGTTCAAGTATTCAGAGTTGGAGTTTAAAGATACTGATTCTGCAAGACAAATGCAAATTAGTGTCAAATCTAATGTGCCTCCATTGTTAGCAACTGTAGTCACTTTGGGATTTTTTGGGATTCTTGGATTGATGATATTTGATAAATCGCTAGTGCCAAGTGAGCCATTATTGGTTATGCTGGGTTCATTAGGTACTGCATGGACCATGATCATTGGATTTTATTTTGGATCAAGTCATGGAAGTCAGGCTAAAGATCAACTATTGGCACAAGCAACACCAAAATGACAGCTAAACTACGAACACCTTTTGCAGGAATGTCGTGGTGTCCAGACGTTCCTTCGAATGCACTTGCACCAAACGAATACAACAATGGCTTGAATGTTGAGGCAGATGTTCGCGGTATCAAAAAGGTAGATGGTGAAAGTGCAATTCTTTCTGTAGTCCCCGGCAATATCATTTTTGTTGACTCAGGATTTAGAAGTCAAACCAGCTTTGTCTATATCGTCGCCACCAGAGAAGGTATCTGGTGGATGATTACCTCTGCTGGTATTACAAACATTACTCCCGGTGTAGGAGCAAATCCTGCAATTACTTTAGCTGGATACAACGATGATTTGAACATCACTACCTCATGGGTAGGGACTGTGTTCTTTATAAATGATACATTGAATAACCCAATGTACTTTCTACCTACGGCAACAGAGATAACAATTACTGCCGATGCCCAATGGAACTACGAACCTTCAGTGACCAAGGTAACAGCAGGGTTTGTCCGAAACTTTTGTTCTCCCAATGTCGGAAATATCAATATTGCTGCCAACCTTACAAAAATCATAGGTGGTATTAGCTACAACTATCCTACTACAGTTCGTTGGTCACAGGCATTTGCTAACACTGGAATCCCAGGTACATGGCAACCAACTTTATCAAACGTTGCGAATGAACAAGAAGTTCCATTGAGAGGACCAATCATTGATGGTTTCTTTTTAGGTACGAACTTCTTTATGTGTTCCTACTGGGATACGGCTGTTTTATCTCCATTGGCGTATCAAAACACAACGGCTCCTGTCTTTGGAGTGAGGTTGTTTAACACTGGTAGAGGATTATTCAATAACAATTGCTGGTGCAATACTGACACCAATGTTTATGGTATTGATTCCAGAGATATCTGGACTTTTGATGGATCCAATTTTAGTTCTCTTGCCAATCAAAAGGTCAGGAAATACTTTTACAGCAATCTGAATCCTTTGTATTCTGGCAGGACGTTCATTGTGAACAATACCCAAGAGTACAAGATTGAAATTTACTTTGCTGATTTAAACAGTACGGGTTGGTGCAACAAAATGCTTTCTTGGAGGTATGACATCAATGTATGGAATCCACCTAGAGATGTTCAGAATGCTTGTGCAGCCACTGAATCACCTGTTTACCAATCTGGGGCTTTCAATCTTGCTTCCAGAACTATTTCTTACGCCAAAGGTGCCAATGCAGGATCTCAGTTGGTACAGATGGGATCTGGAACCTCTTTTAGCGGGAATGCTATTCCTACTCTATTTGAGCGAAACAACATGATGTTCTTGGATGAACAAGGGGTTCCTGTGCCTTACAGTTCATCAGTGTATGTTCACCGTGTATTGCCTGAAGTGACCGGCACTGGTGGAACTTTAAATGTCACTGTGGGTAGTGCTAATTCTGTTGCGCAATCTCCTTCTTATGGGCAAACAGCTACTGTTTCTGTTATAACTGATACTCCTTGGGTCACGACACAGCAAAATAAAGGTCGTACTGTATCCGTCAAGATTGAATCGAATGATGCGACTAATTCATGGAATCTAACGGCTTTGAATTGGCAAACAGATGTTGTTGAGGATGCATTCTGATGGACTTCAACCTTATTGCGAACGCTTCAGGAGAGGAGATAACTTCTGCGGTTAACTATCTGTTGGCTAACATCAATACAGGATTGAACACGACCAGTTCAGGTCAGGTCGTATCTGGTGGGAATGTTGTAGGGTACGTCTACAAGTACTTGTGGGTTAAGTATGCAACGTCCTATGATGGATCTGTTGGGTTCAGCAATGTACCCACTAATGCTACATATTTTGGGTTGCACAATTCAAATAGTAGTACAGAGTCTACGAACCCTGCTGACTATGTCTGGTCCACTGTTTCTGGTGGATTTGGAGTTACCAAGTTTCTGTATTACCTAACCACAGGTGGAAGACAGATTCAGTTTGCTGTTGCGACTGCTACACCAAACACAGGATGGTTGGTTGATTCAGGAAGTGCGATAGATTTGGATGTCACTTCCTCAACAAACGCTGTCGCTAATTTTGCAGTAGTACGTTCTACGACAAGTTCTACATTTCCTTCAGATGCAGAATGTATTGCGGCTATTGGAAGAACACCAAGAGCATTGGATATTTGCACTGTCAATTACAACAGTGGGTTGCAATCTGCTGTGTACAAGTTTGATGGAACGAATTGGATTACGTATACCAAATACGTTACTGTAGAACAATTGTTTGTTGGAGCGACACCACCTATCATATCTGGAATTACTATTCAAGCAGGAACCGCTGGAGCTTTAGTGAATCCTGATGGAACTTTTGCATTTGGTAATAGTACTGCTAATGTTGTAAATACAGGATCTAACATTATTATTAATGGATTTGCTAGTTCTGGTGGATTTTCCAATAGAGATGGCGATGATGTTAGTACATATATTTATTCACACAATAGAATTCCACCTCCACTTAATACCACATGGTACACAGTGACTCCAACATCCACTTATGTTGTACCAAGTGCCAATATTTCCACGCCGTATCCATTAAAAGGTATTTTGCTGGCATCTGCTAATGGATTATTAACCATTGGTACTACTGCCGTGGTAGCTTTTAATGCAGTATATGGAATGATGCAACTTTGTGCAAGAAAAGTTGGCACATCGACATGGTATGCGGCAACTTATGCTGATTCTCAAGCAAGATCTGGGATCCAAAGCTCTTACTATGGTGCGACTAATCTTATTGTAGGTGGATCTTCATATTACGTTTCCAACGTGCCTATTAATACTGTTAGAAATGTCAGAATTGAAGATGTTGTGGATAATTTAACAAGTACTTGGGGGCAAACATTTACAAATTCTGATTCTTTAGAATTTAATTGGGTAATGTCTTTATTAACTACATTTGGTGGTACTGGTGGTTTAAATGTTATTGGTGCAGCTTATACCTTGCCATTAGCTTCATATCAGGGTAATTCCAATATGATGGTCTTGAAACTTTAAGGAATATCATGGGATCAATGTCAAGCGTAGCACCGTCACCCACTACAGGTGGAAAGACAGCACAACCCTCTATGGGACAACCTAATCAGTATGCTCAAGGTGGAGATATGTCTCCTAGCCCCCAACCAATTCCTACGGCATCTGCACCACAGCACAATCCTGCCCAATCAAACTTTAATTCTATGATGCAACCATCATGGGATAATGCCCAAGTTGGGCAACAAAATCCTTTTGGTAAAGGAAGCGGTGGAGGAAAAGGATTTTCATCTTCACAATCTGGTGGTCAGCCATCAGGTAAAGGAGCGTAGACATGGGCGGCGGTAAATCATCAGGTAATTCGACCACTACTGTTCAGGAATCTCCTGAACAGAGAGCGGCGTTAAAAGCTCAGACAGACTTTCTGACGGGGACGGCATTTCCTGCTTATCAAAGTACGATTGGCGGAGCTAAGAACGTCTATAACAACGCTTCTGGAGCTACTAACGCTGCGGCAAACACTGCAATGAATGTTGCTAGTCAAACAGGTGCTTTGAATCAAGGCATGGGGACTGTCAATTCTTTGACGGGTGCTGCTGGACTTCAATCCTTGTTTGACCCAAATTATGAACAAGGGCAAGTTGATGCAGCACTTCAGGCTGGTCGTGAGTCTGCTCGTGAGTCACAAGCCGGTCAAAATGCGATGTATGGTGGGGCAGGAGGGCTTGGAAGCTCTCGAATGGCACTAGCTGATAGCAACCTAGCCTCACTCAACGCGCAGCGTCAGGCAACGGCTGCAGCGGGTGCAAGAGCGGGTGTTCAAGCTAACAAGGCTTCTGCAGCGGGTGCTTTGTTAAATGCGGGATCCAGCCAACTTGGAGCGGCTAATCAATCTGCTGCCTCACGCATTAATTATGCGTCTGCCCCTCAGGATTTGTACTCAAAGTATGCTTCTGTAGTCTTTGGTGTTCCGCAAGGAAATACGACTCCCAACTTTGCTGGCACTCAGGGTTCTACTAATTCTGGTGGTAGCTCGAGCAAGGGCTTCAAGCTTTAAGGATTGATCATGGCAGGATTTACTAATCTAGGATTGGGTGAACTAGGAAATGAAAACAACTATCAGAGTGCTTCTGATGGTGGTTTGGGTAAGTTTGCAGTTGCCTATGGTATGGATAAATCTGGTTTGGCAACGTTTATGAATAAAAATGCTCCAGAAGGCTATGAATTCTCTGGTGGCAAGTTGCAAAAGATACCCAATGCAGTACCTCCAATTGCGGCTCCTGCAATGGTTCAGCCTACAATGCCTTCTGTTGGTCAACCTGATGACATTGATCCTCGTGCAAAAGCCACTTTAGGCATGGTAGAACAGCATCCTATGGATACACAATTCTCTCAAGCAAGTGCGCCACAGTCTAATTCTCCTGTTCCACCGCCTTCAGATTACTCTCAAGGCCCAGGTTTGATTTCAACTCTCATGTTAATGTTTGGATAAATATGGCTGATCCTATTATTCCTCCATCAACACCAGATCAAGGTGTACAACCTGCTGTTCCTCCTGTTAGCAGCTCTATTCAACAACCAACTGCGGTTGCCATTCCTGGTACTGACCCAATTTCGCAAGAGTACTCTGATAAAGTAAGTCAAAGAAATATTCCTGATTTAGTATCGTTTGCCCAACGTAATATTGGTACTCCCGCTGGAGATGCTGCTAGTCATGCGTTAGATACCATTGTTCCTGCGCAACAAGAATTTGATAAAGTTATTGTTCAACCTTTGTCCAGTGCTAAAACTCCGCAAGAACAACATATTAAAGCGGCTGAGATTTACAAAACCGTAGCTGATGCGCCGCAATGGGGGACAGCCTTAATTCGTTACTTAATGGGTGACAAACAAGGTGCTGCAAATTTGGTGACAGGTGGTAGTCCTGTGACAACGACAACGTATGACCTCAATGGTAAAGGTATCAAAACTATTGCCAATGCCTTGGGTGAAACACTTTCCCGCACTGATATGGAAGATGGTCATTCAGTGAGTGATTCTGAATTCAGTAAACGGGGTGGTACATATAATTCTGTGGCAGAAACTTTGCGTGGAAAAAATGCTGCTGCGATATCTGCTTCCAATGTTGATGACCTTACAAAAGGCAATATAGCTTTTGGGAAATTTGCTGCTGCAAATAGCGGTCAATCAGCACAACGTAGTTTGCTGGATCAAGATCTCGCACAAATCAAAAAGTACGATCCCAATGCCAATATTCTCTCTAATGCTTTAGAAATAATTACCAAGACTTATGGAGCAGCATCTACTGCACGTAAATCTAAAAGTGATACTGGGCAGACCAATAATAGTACTGGTACTTCTGACAAGACTTCTTCAGGCTTAAAAGCTGGTGGTGGTGTTGGTGCTGGTGCGGAATCTAGCAGTGGTTCTGGTTTGGGTATCAGTGGGAATACTGGGAATGAATCTGGTAAAAACACTGCGTATTCTGAAAACAAAATTGGTACTACTTCTAGTGGTAATGAAAACGAAAATCGCAATAGTGTTCAAACAGCACGTAATGAAATTATTAAAGCTGCTACTGCCAAAGGCATGCCTAAAGGTGATTTAGACCGTTACTTAAACATTTTTGACAATTACGCTTCTATTGAAGCTAACAATAAAGTCTTGCGCGAATCAAATAATGTTCCAAGTTTTATTACTATTCCTAGCGATAACCAAGCAAGTAATGGTATTACTGCCTTGCAAGTTAAAAACGAACATTACAAATTGAATGATGCTCTTACTGCAGGTTATCAACGGTTTTATGATGAACAGATGAAGAATCACGGTGATCCTACTGATGTCCCATCTAGCGCACAATTGCAAGCTGCATATTCCAGAACGCCTGAGTTCAAATCTTTGCAGCAAAACTATTTAAAAACTGTTTCTGGCTTGTTTAAGCAAGATGATCAGGCTCCTGTTCAAAAGCCAGTTGCGGATATCCCACCAGCAGTGTCGAAACCATCTGGGCCATCAGGAAGTGTCCCTCCCTCACATAGGTCTGTGACACCACCTAAGGCTAAAAAATCTGTTGCTGAGTATTTTGGGAGCTAATGATGACTGAAGCAGAGTTCGATAAAAAAGCACAACAGGCATTAGCTGATGGCTACTCCGCAGAGGAGATTGCCAAGCACAAAGCCACAATGAAATTTGACACACCACCTCCTCCAGTGTCAATTGATAGCCCAACAATGGCTTTGGCGAAACAACAGGCCAACGAACATTTTGATGCTGCAAAAAAAGCGCAGACAACAAATATTGCTGGGTACGATGTTCCTAATTCATTAGCTCTTCCTGTAGCTGCTGCGGCGGTTACGGGTGCTGCCGCATATGGCCTAAAGAAACTGATGCAACCAGCACCAACTTTAGGAGTTGATGAACAGATCAAACAGGAAACCTTGCGGAAAATGCGTTTGGAAAATGATGCCAATGACCCATCACATCCTAATTACGCTAAAGCACCTAAGCCTGTAGAAACACCACAAACTCCAGTGACACCTGATGTACCAAAGGATGTTGCATCTGTGAATGTTCCTGAACAACCAGCACAAGCTGACTTACAGGCTAAGATTGCAAGCATTAAATCTTCTATGGAGGGATCAGCATCTCCTCCTCCAGAAGTCAGTCCTACAGCAGCGCCAGAGGCTCCCAATGCACCAGTTGTAACGGATCCTCCGGTAGAGTTGCAATCAACCGTTTCTAAAGTGGTCGATACACCAACTGCACCTTTAACCACCACCAATTCGCCAAATACAGTAGTAACGCAAAATGCCACTGGTGCCACGACTATTGAACCTGCACCACCACCAGAGCCAGAACTGAAAACTCCTGCTGCAAAAGCCCAACGCCAAAAGCTGACCTATAAAGCTGATGATGCTACGACAGCCAAGCTGATGTTAAAAGAAGGAACGACCTTTCTTCCTGGTTATGGCCCCGGTGATAACCACATCTTTAACACTTATGGCAATGAAGGTCGTAAAGCAGTTATCAAAGACTTCAACAATGGGGTTCCTGTTGGAAGTTATGAAAATGCACAAAATCTTGAAAAGCAGTTACAAGCTTCAAAGGTTGGCCCAGCAATTCCAAAAGACATCCGTACAGAGCGCGGTATTCCTCCATCAGGATTTGGCAACTTTGGAAAGCTAGGAACAGCATTGAAAGTTGGTGGTATTGCTGGCCTCGGTTTAGCTGTAGCGGATCTTGCCAATGCTAAAACTACTGGAGAACGTGCCAATGTCGTTGGGAACACTGCTATGGGTGTTATGCCGCCAGCAGCACAGGCTTTGATGTTTTCCAAAGATGCTGGAGAGTCTCCAAGTGTGTTGAAAGCGTATCAACGCTTCTTGATGACGCCAGAGCAAAAGAAAATCGAAGATAAGATTGAAATGAACCGTTATATTGCCAAACGTGTTGGGCAACAAGGTTAACGCTTAGTCGCTTTATTAGTTTTAGGATCGTACTTGAAGTGTGAGACAGGTAAGCCTGTTTCCCTTGAAGCACGGTCCTTTGCTCTTTCAGCAGCAGTCATGGCATTGCGTTTAGCACCTTCAGGTGTCCACTTTTGATCAGGAGTCATATGTCCTCTTTCTATGAGAATTTTGATTGCCTGATCTCGGTCACCTACCTGTGCTGTGAGACGATCCAACAACATCCCCGCCCCCATGAACTGCTGTGATTTCATTTGAGTTTAAATTCCTTGTTCTTTGCAAACACTGATTCAACCAAGTGTTCCTTCCCATCACATTTTGCAGTAATGGCAGTTTCCATCTCAATCAATTTTTCAATGTAATGCTTGGCTTTTCGGAGGTCTTCTACCCCTCCTTTACTCTTGTATCGCATGATGTACTTAAGAGCATTGCCATCAAAAAATCCTAGCCCATTCTTTTCAATAACTTCCCAAGGTTGTATTTCCAGATCCACGTAATGTGTACCTGCAATTTGAACTTTATCTGCGGTCATTGCAATCCTTAAAGGTGGGGATGGGCGTTAGCCGAAACAGGAGCGACCTGCTTACAACATCCCCGTTATTTAATTAAAACGGCACATCAAAATCATCGTTTTTACTCTTGCGAGTAGGAGCAGATGATTGACGAGGTTGTTCTTCTTTAGGCTTGATGGACAGACTAAGGTAAGGTTTCCCTTCTTTGTCTTTTTTCATCCAGCCAGAAATCCAGTAGTCCACACCTTCAACGTCCAGAGATCCTGTTCGGTCAGGATGTGTATCTGACTTTCTGTTGGTGTTGATAAAGATAGCACCAGAATTTGTTTTGTCGTATGTTTGAGCCATTTATATCTCTCCTGCTTTGCGGATTGCGGTTTTGATGTTTGATGCAAGATGACGGTCAACAAAGATACGTGCATCCGCATCCAAGTTCTGTTCACGCAACATGGTTAGTGCGTTAATAGCCTTTCCAGCCTCTACCAACTCTGTAGCAGACGCTGCAAGGTCTAGTAGGTACTCTTTGTCCTCTTTTGGAAGATCGTCTCCTATACCGTCCATTGCTGCTAGTTTGGGAGCAGGGGTTTCTTTTTCTTCTTTGGGTACAAATTTTTCATAGGGGGATGGCAAATCTTCACCGCTATAAATATACAAACCAAGACCATGTAAGCTGAGTGCTTTGGTCATACAACGCATGATTGCTGTATTGACTTGGAAAGCATCAGGATCAGGTACTGCTTTATTACGATGGTCCATTACTGGTAATTGGCAAGTCATTGCTTTGCCAAAGATGGTCACGGTAACCCATACCATACAAGTGCCATTGATAGACATGTATGGCACTGTACGACGAGCACCATTCGCACCATGTTCCTCATAGGTTTCTACCTTGTATGTAGCTGTAGGATCAGCCCTAAGTGCGTAATCCCATGCCCATGCCCATGATAGGTAAGACAGGTTTACTTTTTTCTCAACGTGTGCGTTTACGTTTGTTGCAAGTAATTTTTCAATGCTCATGTCAACTCCAATTGTTCAATTAAATTTTCTTTAGCCTTTTCTTCCGTTGGACCATATCCAATATAGTCTCCTGATTCATATCCTTCTAAAGTTGCAGCCCAATCATAGTTACGGTTGGGAATTGGAGGATAAACCCATTCAGTATTTATTTTGTATTCCATACAGTCACCAATGATTCTTTAAATGAGTCAAGCAAATATCCTTCTTCCATTGCTTCTACAAGATTGTCATCAGTGATGAAACGGTCACCGCCACAATTCTCTTCAATGTAGGTCGCATAGAGATGGTCCAGTTCCATATCTTCAAATGCCTTATCAAATTCATTTTCAGTCATTATCAATTCCAATCGTATTTTCTTTACGTTTCTCAGTGATCCAGAATCCAGAAGAAGATATCAACATCCCAATATCTTCCATTTCTTCTGTTGTCATACACCGACGATCAACTCCATGTTGACCATGACGGTGCTTGTCGAAAGCAAAAGTACTGTTGAAGTATTTTTTGCAACCTTGACACTGGTTACGATCCCCTCCTAGTTTCATTTCACCACCTGATGCAGGTAGCCATCGAAATAAGAAATACTATCGTCAGCAGCGTGTTTTCCAAGTATGTCTTTTTCTGCAAGTGCCATGTGATACTCGCGGAAGTGCATTTGAGCTTCATATTCAATGGCATCGATTTGAGCGGCTGAGAGATATGTTGAGATATCCACAGGCCCATCTTCCGAGTAAATGAGGACATACAGGTATTTAAACTTTCCATCTTGGTCAATATCATATTCAACATCTACATCACGACTAATAACGCCAGTGACAGTACTAAATTTGTGCATTTTGTTTCTCAATCAATTTAATAATTTCATAAATTTCAGGATGGACCAGATCAATTAAAGGTACTTTGGTCGTTGCTGCCACGCTTTTAACGTGCTTGATTGGCATGTACCCTTGCTTAACCCAGTTAGCCATCAGTTGTTGGCAACCACCTAGCATGACTGCCATCTTCTTTTGACCACCAAACTCATCAATGACTGCTTTAATTGCTTCTCTAGACATTCAAGTCTCCTTTAACATGGAAAACCAACAGATTTAATATGCTTAAGTCCACCATTGCGAACCCAGACTGTTTGCGGGACATAAGTCGTTACGGTGTACTTGGGTTCATACTTAACAACCTTTGCCTCTTCCAACGCCACAGCTTTAGTAAAAGCTGCAACTTTGTTCCTTAATTCACGTTTATGAGCAGCAGAGCAAGCATTGCAGGTATGTTCATACTTTCCCTGCCCTTTCTTACGCATCAAAGCCAAAGGCTTGATTTCATTGCACTTACGGCAAGTCATAGTTTCAGTTTGCATCAGGAATTTACTTTGCTTCTTTGAGTTGTTTAGTGATGGCTTCGCAGGAGGACTGGATGTACATCAAGTTCATAACGATTTGATGTTTTTCTGCGTATGTCAGTGCGTCTTGGATCATCAAGCTTCCAATAGCTTGCATGTGCCCTTCCATTTGACCGTACCACAATGTATTGCAGCGGGAATTTTCGTAGTTCATATTCAATCCAATTCTTTACTATAAATCAATTTCAAATAACCAAGAATTCTCTTGGCCCCATCTTGACCGTACCACTTGGCAGCGTACTGGCATTGTTTGTTTGCCAGCATCCTGTCCTTAGTGAAACAGTAGGTGATGTAGATCTCTCTGGCCTGTGCCATCTCTAAGATTTCCGTATCACCTGAACGTAGTATAGTCGAATTACTACTTTTTTTACTAGGGAAAACCCTAAGTTCTGAAAATATTTTCATGACCACTGTTCTGCCATCTGATCAGCTATGAACTGGTAAGTCCGACTTCTTGCTTTCCATCTATCAACACCTGGGGCCATGAAGTGAACCACCGCTTTGCGTTCTTCAGGTGCAGCCTCAGAGAAGAGATCACCACCATTTACATGGGTTGGAACCAATGGAAGTAGGTTCTTCAGCCATAGACAAGTGGCTTTCACTTCTGGGTGACCAAACATCCACGGTTGCAAGACTTGGTTGTACTTTCCTATGTGGTCCATTGCCATCCCATGTGGTTGACTGTTCTCAAGGCAAATCTTTTCTATTGGAGCGTTTTGCAGTGTCTTAAAGAAGTCGATTCCTTCAAGAAAATCATTCATACGGTTAGGGTACTGAGGATGTCTACGACGCTCTTCAGCAGGCAAATCGGTATCGTCTGGGTGGTACATCCACCTTATGCCTGATAGCGTGTTGTAGGTGCAATACGGGTGTCCTATCATCATGTCCCAGCCGTCATACAGGATGTCTCTTACATCACCTTGGTAATGCGGTCCTTCTACTTCAGTTGGTAGTAGATCACAAGACATTACTTTGTGCCCTTTTTTCAGAAATGCATCCCGAACACGACCACTGTATTCACAAGCAATCAAAATTTTTAGTGAGGCCATTTGTTCCAGAACTCCAGAGGTCATTGCCCTGCCCTAGAAATTTTGTGACGTTCACCAAGGTAGTCAACTAACTTTCTAGATGCTGATCGTTCCATTGTCTTTCCATTGAAGTCTTTACGGCAATCTCTACCAGTGATCCTGTAGACCTTCCATCCGATTGCGCTCAAGATGTCATCACGCCTTTTGTCTTTTTCTTTGTCAACATGGAAATCACGCCCATCACACTCAACTGCAACTTTTGCGACAGGGTTTGCAAAATCAACAAAAAACCTGTCAACAGGATACTGTGGGTATAGAACAATGTCAGCTATGCGTACATCCTGCCAAAACCATGCTTCAATCTGAGTCATAGTGGTGAATTGTTCCCACTCATACGGATGGATTCCCCATTCATTTCTACCAGCCGACATGATGTTGAATTCCACGCTTTTGTAAAACGTCTTCAATGCTTCCCATTTGTTAGTAGACATGAGGCCAACTCCACATTTGTAGAGGTTTCAGACTGATATCACCTTGATACTGTTGTGAATCACGGTGAAACCAAAGCTTTATCGTAGGTTCACCTTCTCCGCTACCATCATAGTTCCGTTGTTTCCTGCAAAGAAGGTAGTTGTCAGGTTCATTTGCAAACTTGGAAAACTTACCCGCATTACGGATGTCATCCTCTTTTGCTTTGTTTCTCCATACCAGCATCACGTTATCAACCTGATCCGTTATCGCACCAGACCCTTTGTTGTCGTGTTTGTCAGGCAGTGCATTTTCGTTCTGCGGCTTCTTCAGATGGTGGACAAGATGGATATGGACATCGTAGTCCCGTGCAATCGCAGTCAGCTCGTTGACAAAAGCTTTCTGACCGTTGTAGTCATCCTCTGTCTCCATGCACTTGGCGAGGTTGTCAATGAATACGTTAGTGATACCCAAATCTTTCACGCAGTAGCGAGACATGGCTGAAACCATACGATGATCAGCAGTACCCATCTGGTCATACAACCAAAGCTTCTTATCAGTCCATTGCCCAAACTGGTCATAGAGCGTATCCAATGCTGCCAAACCTTCTTCACCTTGGAACTCTGGGTTGAACGGGTTCATACCAACCCACATACGTGCCATACGTTGAAGTGTGACGTAAGGTTTCATTTCAAAGGAAGCAATACAGACTTTCTCGCCTTGTGCCATCAGTGAAATAGCAACCTCTGTCACCAGGAGAGACTTACCATGTCCATTCTGCCCAGACCACAAAGTCACTTCGCCTTTACGAAAAGCAAAGTTCTCATGGGTTTTCTCCCAAGGAAGCAAGTTCTGTTTTACAAGCTTCTTCAGTCTCAAAGAGTTCTTTAGTTGACCAATGTAAGCACTGGAACCCTTTACCTTTGTCTTTTCTTCAGTCTCTTTCATGTACTGAGAGAAATCCATTGTGTCATCAATTATCTGTGCCATATCTCACCTTCAATCGTTGTAAAAGTTTTCTTCCCTTCATTCTGGACAACAAGACAAGACGCAACCGTGTCACAGTACTGTTTGCAGATGGATTGGAAAGCGTTTAAGCGGTTTTTTTCGGAAGTTGATACCGATACCGCCAGACCTACTAAAAACCGTAAATCAAGAAGATGCAGGTCTTCATCCGGTTTGATACAAACTGTTGGATAGTCTCCATACTGTTCCCAATCTGTTGCGTACATTGTTTCTTGGATGAATACGATGGCAGGTTTCTTGCCATTCATCCTCATACGAATGATCCCTTCATGGCCCTTCATATCGCACCTGCTATCTGAGGAACAAGAGAAACATTTTCGTAGTCTTCCCAAAGACGTTCCTTTATCCAACGCTCAGGATCTTTTTGATAACCACTCAAAACTTTGCTAGACCTAAGATACATCCGTAGTCCAGAAATAATTTCATCAAAAAGTTGTTTGTCAGGATTCAACTTATCCCAATTTCTTCTGGCGTTAACCTTGCCAGTTTTCTTCCCATAGAGTTCCCAAAACTCACTGAATTGGTTTTCCTGATCGACATATTTCGCACTCTGTCTCTTCTCTGTCTCTGTCTCTGGGGAGACAACTGGACATCCATCTGATATCACGTTGATATCATCACGTATCAACCAATGTGAAAGCTTGGTAAGTTGTTGATTTAATTGACTTTCTTTCATACGCAACCGAAAAGCAAGTTTTCTTAGGTCTGGAAGTGTTCCTTGGTGGGTTTCATCCTCACTTGCTATCAGCCAAAGGCCGATAAGCAACTTTGCGTCATCACCATCAAGGTCATGCCAATCAGGGTCATCAAGGATTTCTCGATACAACTTTATCCATGGGGGTGTTCTGTCTTTGAAATGCTGATGCTTAGACCAGTTCTTAATTCGTATGCTCATTTTTAGTCCAAAAAAAAGACTTCACCTGCATTCTCTCTCCGACAAGAGAGTTGGTCGAACGGACAGGTATCCGCCAGAATGCATGTGAAGTCTTACCTGAAGATAACGCGACCAAGCGTTAGATCAAACTATACACCAAGTTCCATCAAAACTTAAAGATATCCCAAAAAGAAGATGGGTTACCGTACACAGGAATGCGTGGTGGCTCCTGATTGTTGAACAAGTTCCAATGTTCCTGGTTTGCTGTAAACGTAGCAATGGATGCGGGTGTGTGCTGGATGTTGCCTTGATTGTCCATCTGAGCACCAGCCTGCATTGATTGCACTAAGAAGTCGTTGTAGTCCATATTTCCTCCAAAGGTTTAAGCGTCCTGCCAGTGGCAAGTTCCATTGCACGTCCTAAGACCGCGACTATTCCCGCATCCCAATCTTCTACGTCATAGTAGTCAGAGACTACGTCCGAGGCAAGGGCTACGAGCAATTCTGCTGTTTTGGTTTCAAGTTCCATCCTGTAAGCCTACTCCCAATCTTTTTTTTGTATATTAGGGTTTGTACCTAGTTGAAAATGCCAAAAAGCCACTAGAATAAAAGCCTTAAACCCACTAATTGATAAGGAATTGATATGATGAGAGATGAACTTGAAGTCTGCACCAGCATGGTCCTGTTAGACGATGATGGATATGAGTACGATGCTGACGTTGTTCTGATTGTGCGTGTAGACACATACAACTGCGTTCAGGGTTCGTATTCCTACAACGCAGCATCAGACATGGACTATCACGGTTACGAAGAGATCGAGTACACCATTATGGAGTGCTACTTTGATGATGGGGAAGACACAAAAGTACCGTTTACGGATGAAACCTTCAACAATCCCAAGGACATTGAGAAGATTGAAGAAGCAATTCGTGAGTTTTCAGGAGATGAGCAATGACCATTAAAGAAACCATCCTGCCGCTGGCAGATACTTGCACGGATGCGCTTGGAAAAAAATTCCACGTACAACGCGATGCCCGAGCCGCACTGGTGGCGGCACTCGACGCCGCTGATGCGGAGAACGAGAAGCTGCGGGACATTGCTCGCCTGCACTACGGGTATGCCAAGGGTTACTACATGAACAAGTGCATACGTTGCGAAGCGCAAATGGAGTTTGTTGACAAGCGTTGCCATGTTTGCGTTGACTGCGCAGACAAAGCTATTGACGCTGCCCATGCAGCATTGGGAGATGCGAAATGACCACAAAAACCGCCGAGCAAAATTGGCAATCTATGAACTCGCAAGAGGTAATGCGTCTAACAGCAGAGATTGATGCACTGAAGGCAGAGAACGCGACCATTCGAAAGAATCTTGCAGGCCTACGCAAGATGGTTGACGATGGTAGTGCCAATGGCAGAGCTTATTCAGCAGGGCTAGAGCAAGAAACTGAAATTGTCAGGCTTGAGGCAGAGAACTCGAAGCTGCGTGACTTGCTTGACAAACTACCTGCTGAACTTCGCTGTATTGCTATGGACTATGGAGTGTCAGGGTTCATTGAAGGTGTTGACGCCGCCAACTACTGCGCCGACCACATTGACGCTGCCCATGCAGCATTGGGAGATGAGAAATGAACTCGCTTGAAGATCGTATATACGCATGGCTCACACACGGTCATGACAAGAATGGAATCAACTGGCATGACGCTATGGATACAGCAAAAGCCACGTTGAACCGCATGCCACATGACGAGTTCCTGAAACTTATCAGCGATGAAATAAGTGACATGCTGCTCTACAAGGAGGATGCGAAATGACACCTACCGCAGAACTGCGCTTTGTTGAGCGTGAAGCAAAACGAGTTACTGACAACAAGACATACACCGTGGTCGTTCGCATCTTGCAGCAGAAGTGGCGGCACAAAGATTGGCCGATTGTGATTGAGACTGAATGGCGCGATGTGCCTTTGGAGAAAGAAGAATGACTGAACTACCTCAACCTGATGGCTCTTTTTTTGGCGACTATTTTGTCAACACTGGTGACTACACCGCCGACCAGATGCGTGACTACGGACGCGCAGTGAGGCTTGAGGCTTTGGAAGAAGCTGCGAAGGTGTGTGATGCAGAGTGCAATCCAGAGCCTTATTCCAATGTCAGCCAATACGAAAGCGGCGGTTACTCAACTGCGGAGTTTCTTGCTGAAGCTATCCGCGCACTTGCAGGAGAAAAGACATGAGCCGCATAACAGCTTTAATCGACACCCTGTGCATAGCGTATGCGGGGGGGTTAACACAACATGACATAGCCGAATGTCGAGCCGCACTTGAAGCAGCAATCCAATCCGAGCAAGACTACACCCGCGCAGTTATAGCGGAGCGTGATGAACTCCGTGAGAAAGTCTCTCATGTGAAGGCGTACGCACAGGCTTGCCAAGATGATGCTGATGCACTGCGTGCAGAAAACGAGAATCTGTCGAATATGTGGAGCGCAGTGATAGCGGAGCGTGACGCAGCACAGAAAGAGTGCGAAGAACAGGCTAGGCTGTTGGGCATGTCAGGAAGTCGTGAAGCTGCGCTACTGAGTGAGCGCGATCAGCTACTTGAAGATGTAGAGCGCCTTCACAACGAAGTGAAGCAGATGGAGTGCGATGATGTTGGAGTCTTACGCAAAGAACTCGCAGAATTGCAGGAGATTGATGCGGAGCCTGTGGCGTGGCGTTACCACTCAGTCAGTCCATTTGCTGACAAGGACGGTATGCTTAAAGTGTCTGACAAATGGACGCTGATCCACAAACCAGACCAGCGGGACGCGCATTCAGCATGTTGTGGCATGGAAGCCGAGCCGCTATTTTCCCACCCACCCCACTCACAGCCAAAGGCCGAGCCAGTGCAGGAGCCTGTCAGTTATGAGTTTCAGGCGCGTGATGGAAAGTGGTGCGCCTTTAGTGACCAACGCCACTACGACAATACCATAGCAGATGGATCTTGGCCGATTCGCTCACTCTACACCGCACCCCAAGACGGTCTACGCAAGGCGGCACAGCAGGCGCTGGAGGCTTTGGAGACACTGTTCCCGCTTAGTGGGTATGGGCATGAAGGCGCGGTAGCAGTGTGGAGGCTAGGTGGTTCACATGCGCCAAAACAAGCGATTGAAGCACTACGCGAGGCACTGAAATGACACATGCAAAAGAATACGATCCATACAACCATATCGAATTCCTGAAGATAGTGGTAAAGATGTACGAGGAAGAATTAGCCGCCATAAAATCCGCACCCATAGCAGGATGGGCACATGAGAAAACCTGCCACTACCGCAAGCATAAGCCTGATGACACGACAGGCTGGATACCACTTATAAGGAAACCGGAATGACCAACGACGAAATACTGGCCCTTGCCAAGCTGACAGGGGTTACTGACGCATACGAGTATGGTGAACCCATACCTGATGCATATTTACTGTCTTTTGCACAGCAGATTTTATTGAAGAGGGAAGCAGAAGAAGAACGGACAAGTTATCTCACTGCCAAACGTAACTTTGAACAGGAGTGTGGGTGATGAAGATCTTAGAGACCAGGAATCGTAAGGGAATGAAATGGAGAAGGTATCGTTCAGAAGATGGTGAACGGATTTCTACTTTGGAGATACCAGAAGCTGTTATCAAGAGGGTAGTGAAGAAGCATGAACTGTTACAAGCCATGAAGGAATATCAATGTTCGCAAGAAGTTTTACAGTGGAAGAAATCCCAGTTGCGAAAGGCAGAAGCCGCTTCAGAAGGGTAGGAAAGTTTGTATCTACATACACTCCGAAAAAGACTAAGGACTTTGAAGACTTGGTGGCTGAAGCAGCGAGGTCAGTAATGGGTGATGTAGGGCCACTGGAGACACCGCTCAGGATGTTTATTACCTTTGTGATGCCTATCCCTGCATCGTATTCAAAAAAACGCCGTTTGGCTTGCTCGTCTGGTGAGGAATCGCATACTAAGAAGCCGGACATCGATAATCTGTGCAAGTCCCTGTTCGACGGTATGAATGGCATTGTTTACAAGGATGATGCCCAGATTGTGAGTTTGAATGCGGTTAAGTGTTACGGATTGGTAGGCTGCATAACAGTGGGGTTTCAGGAGCATTTACTGTGATTGAAATCCTTGAAGATCCGTTTGAGAACTATCCGGAAATTAAAAAAGAAAGAGAAAAAGCAAGGAAGCTTTTGGAGAAAGAAGCCAAGTTAGGCAGGCCACCCAGTACTCGAGGAGGATGGAGGCCGGGATCAGGTGGAAAGGTCAAGGAATACAAGGTATACAGGGCAGCGTTTACTATTTTGAAGACAGATGAAGAGTTAGTGAATAAAGAGATTGAAGTTTTGAAATCTAAATATAGTAAGGAATTGAAATGAGAGTAGCAATTTTGGTAGCATCAGCGGTATTGTGTACGACGCAATTGTCAAAAACAACCCAAGATTTGTTTTGGTGTGCTTTGGGCTATTGTTTTGTAATGGATTTGTTTGCACTGGGGAAGAAATAATGGACATCAATGAAATAGACCCATTACGTTGTGCAAAGTTCATCCAAGAAACTGCACCTAAATTTGCGAAGGCTAAAGCTGACCGGACTTTCATTGAGAACTACCTACGCACAGTAAAAAGTCAACTGATGGGGGCATCAGATGCCACATCTCTTGGTCAACGAGAAGCAGACGCATATGCATCACAGAAGTATGTAGACCAGTTGAATGGATTGCGAGAAGCGGTGGAACTAGAGGAGACTTACCGTTGGCAAATGACTTCTGCACAGGCGAAATTGGAAATTTGGAAAACTACCGAATATTCTCGTAGAGCAGAATTGAAAAATCTAGGTTAGAATCCGTACATCAAATGGCGCAATCGTTTGATGTCAGATGCCTTTAGCTTCTACTCTCAGCCCTTAGATGGGCAACATGATTGCGCCGTGGAGAGTAGAGCCTAAAGGTTTTCTGCTTTCTGGATCGTACTCTAGACGTTACCAGTGGACCTGCATGGGTTGCTTGGAAGAAAACACTGCCTATCGCTACACCCCGATTTGTGCGAACGAACTTGGTTGAGGTATCGTTTAAAGCCATTGGTAACTCAGGTGGTAACTAGGCCATTGGTATAAGTGAATCAACCCGTCCAGCGCACTTGGATGTGTATAGAAACATTGAATTGATGAACACGTAATTGATATATGAATAGTTTTTTGCATTATTTGTACACATTGGAACAGGTAGGTTAGCTCTCTAACCACCCTAGGATAAGCTATGTCAAAAATAACTCAATCAGCCAGAGATGAAGAATGCACCTTGAGGATTCCAGGTGTATGTAACTACGACAGATCAACAACAGTGTGGGCGCATTCAAACCGTGGACATGATGGAAAGGCAATGGGGCAGAAGGCACATGATGAGCGTGGAGCGTATGCATGCTACGCATGTCACATGGTCTATGATCGTCAGCACAAGAGGCCTGCAGGAATGACATTGGTGGATGTAGAAACATATTTCACAAAAGGAATGGAGCTATCCAGATTGATCTTGATGGACAAAGGGTTGTTTTAAAAAGACCCATTTTTCTATGGCATTTTTCCTAGAACCAAAAACATCAGGATTATTTTGAAAAGATGGTCCATTTTTTTGACCGGGGGGGGCTTCTATATACGTGTGTACGCGCATACACACATGTACACATGTACGCATACACGCATGCACACGCATACGCGCATCGCATGTAAAGCTAGGTGGATTCTAGGGAAACGCGTTTAAACGCTATAGGATCATTTTTTGGACCATCAAGCCACATTCCTATTGCCAAGCTTAAAAGACGGCTAAAAAGGGGCTTGTATAGCCTAGAATCGGCATTCCTGAGTAGCTCGAACATCCCGCAAAGCAAATAGGCAACAAAAAAGGGTCTAGCTGGTGAAAGCTAGACCCTAGTCGGTCGGTTTAACGTCCCGGTAGACGGTTCGGGTTTTCAGCTAGTCGAATACTGACCCAGACCAAACTCCACACTCACGTATAAATGCGGCTTTATCGACGGATAGTTTAGACCCTAGACTATGCGCTAGTAGTTTGCAGTATGCTATTTTTGAATCAAGGGTTTTAATGGCTTGCATGATATTTTCTAAAGCTTCTCCGTGGATATCGTCAGACAATCCAAGTAGAACTTGCTTATCCTTTTGCAAATTAAATGCATCTATATCACGTTTAATTGTCTGAGCTAGTATTTGATAATCAATCTTACGCATTTACATTCTCCAAATAATATACAAAATAGGCCAAGTAAACATAATTGTTATTACTAAGGCCTGAATTAATTCAATTATATATCTCATATCGATTTTATTGGAATAATACGGGATGCAATTGCATTGGCTTTTTTGGCACCAGTGCCGTGAGATGGAAACCCGATAATCACTGATCTATCAGCTATAGAACATAGCTGGCATGTCATGCATGACACATTCTCTCGAATAGCTGCAGGACAAACAATCACTTTTTTACCCTTAGGTGTGATTGTGTTTGTATCCTGATCAATTGGTAATACTACGCAAACGGGGAGACCATATTCGATCAATTGGTCAGCGTGGTCTAGGTCATTAGCTGACAAATTAACAGTAAACCCGTTAATGTTACATTCCTCAATAATGGTTAGATTGTCACCTAGGGTTACATCATGATGTGTATAAGTAAAACCCTTTTTGACGTGATTGGATTCAATCAATAGGCGCATGGCACCCTGATCTATCACACCCCCGATATGGGGTAAATCACCCGCTTGATTCAAGCGCCAGAGTTGACCATCATCAAATGATGAAATGACATTACAGAATTCAGGGAATGACATCCCGCGCAATCCATGTGTGACCGATTCCCAATGAATACGGAGTGGTCCTGACTCTGCATAGCATCCATTATCGAAAAATGGGCATATTGGAGAGCATGTCTCGCGTGAGCTAGTGCTGACTGGTATCGGTCCCGTTTTAACGTTAGATGAAACCATAGTTAAATGGAATTTCATTGATTCAGTAACTGCATTTAATTTAAACATATTCATTCCAATATATTAATGATCTGATTTAACAATTTATATCCTTTTTGATTCTCACATTCTATGCTTGTATCGCATTGATATAAGAATCTATGAGCTAAAGCCAGAATGTCTTTATGATGGTAGTCAGGATCGATTTTTACAAAAGATCCTGCATTTTCATTTAATGATAATGGCACATTACGCAAGTAAATAGGCTTGTCTCCATAACGTTCCATTAATGCAAAATTGTTAGCTTTGCGTAGTGATTTAGCTGCGTTAATGGCACATGGCACTAGACCATAATCTTCGGCAAATACAGCTAATTTAGTAGTATCGTATTGATCCATAAGATATGCTGACATATTCATTCACCTAATTTAGTAATAACAATTAAACCCTTGGATGCTGACACATTGACAATGTCACCATGCTGAAAGCCCCATAAAATGGATGAGCCATTTATATCGATGATTGGGCGGTCTGGCTTACCCGCTATTTTTCTATCTCCATCAGAATTCCAGACAATAGTCAATGCATATCCCACTATTGAATCTTTTTTGTTTGTAATACTGAAATGGTCACCATTTTGGAAACCGTTAGTAGATAGTATTGCACCTTCAAGCCATAATCTAGGTATTCCCCGATTCAATCCAATTTTGCGAGTGATCATTTTGTATTCTCCAAGTATTGGGTCAATGTTCCGGAATATAGAAAGACTTCTTTATTTGCATATTGCTGGTAAATCCTTATGGTGCATGGTGTTTGCCATTGGCCGGGGATTTTGCTGATAGCGTCAGACAATGCAGCATGGTCCGTCTTACCTTGACCAAAAGCATTGCATGTGACTGCTGTAACTTTTGCTGTGTACATCATTTTTAAGCCCCTAGCTTGTTTACCAAGCGAATGAAGGCAACATAGGTAAGCGGAGTGGCACCTATCACAATGCAATTGGCGACGTGGTGAAAGTAAGAGTTAGACATAATTGATTCCTGTATTGATTGGTCTAAGTAGAGACAAAAAAACTTGTCTCTTACCCTATAAGCATAAGAGAACCGTGCCGACTACACGTAAGTAGTTGATTTATATGGTACTAGGGGAAACCCTATGCTGTGTATGTGTACAGTGAATTGACTATTTTTTGATTGATTCAAGGTTGCGCATGAGAAAAACTCATGATCCCAGGAGACCATGCGACGTAAAGCCTCTTACAAGCTTAGAACACACTCATGAAGGGTAATGTATAGGCTGATAGGTTTACGTGGCGGCAATGTGCACGGCTTGAGCTAGAAACCGTGTTAGTTGGATGAATGCATGGCGCAGCTAGTAGATACAGGGTTTTTCGAAAAGAAAAGAAAAGAAACCTAAAGCATGTATGTGACTTAGTTATAGGGTAATAGTAAACCCTTAGCTGACTCTCTAGCTCGTGCATCTCTAGCCCAGTTCATTCCAACATCATAAAAGTGATTGCCCCCCTGCGATACGCAAATCTATATCCCACCATACCAAATCACGTATCACTGTCCCCCTTAAGCTATTCCTATAGCTACAGACCCCCCCCTAAGGTTATTTCAGCGGGCAAAGCGGGCAGGGGGTAGGCCAGGAATTGGAGTAAAAGGAGGGGGGCCACTCCCCCAGAGTCGAAATTCTTTTAAAAACTTTCCAAATAAAAACATAGTGGCTTCATGTTCTTATTTACTTATATGAGAGAAAGGGACTGGGTTTTCTTCTTTTTGCTTGTAAAAGTGCTATTGCTTAAAAAATAGGCAGTGACGTAAGTCTTTGATTTATAAGGAAACGCAAAACAAAATATTGCTTTTTTCTTACCAAAGTATCGATTTAAACGGCATAATACAAAACACAAAAACCATATACTGTGGATAACTTATGAATGTCGTCAGGACGCTATCGGAATGGAGTAAGGCTGTACGGTTGCGTGATGGGTCATGTACCAAATGTGGCTCGTTAGAAAACTTAGAGGCACATCACATCAAATCTAAATCACAGGATCCAGAATTAAAGTTACACATTGATAACGGTATTACGCTGTGCTTTAAATGTCACCATGAGCATCACCAAAATCACCCAAACGAAAAAGTGGTAAGTGAATACACAAAAATGTATGGGAAGGTCGCCATGAAAAAGAAAGTCAAGGAACTCATGGATGAAAAAAATTCTTGGCGTATTCTCATGGAAAAGCAAATAGCTGAAGCTGCTAAAGAACTAGAGCAAAAAATTTCCAGCTTGCAAGAAGCTAACTCCACGCTGATAAGGGCAAATAATAAGCTGATAGCAGAAAACAAGCATTTAAAGCAAGCAATGGTTGAGTATGAGAATGCATATGAAAAACTTATAAACAAGGTCCCTGTATAAAAATTTTGCTTTAAAACTTTTCTAGCTAGAATGCGGATATTGTTTGGAGACATGTATGGAGTACCGTTGGGAACTGGCGCATCCATTGAGGGATGTTGATTACATTGTTGAGATGGGCAAGGAGTACTTGAGTCAGGAAGACGGGATGATTGTGAGAACAGATCCTGAAGTGTTCCGGCATCATGTGACGGTGAGTTGTACGAATCAGTTGTTTGACAAGTACAAGGAATTCATCGCGGTTGCGAAGGAAGATCCTTATTCGATTCTTGGTTACTGTTGGTACGATAGAGGTGGATATACGACGTATTCGAGGGAAGAGATATCGAATGCTAGGTTCCACCATGTTGACTTGACATTGTCGGTGAGGACGAGATATAAGCTACTTAACGACATGATTGATCAGCACATATTATGGGCAGACATGTGTAAGATTCCTGTGGTGTGTTCAACGAGTATCCGAGGGGACCATGAAGGGTTTATGAGGATACACAGGAAGCGTGGATTTATTGTTCACGGTAGTTATGCGTGGATTCGTACTGAAGAAGCAATGAAAGAACTCAATGGCAGAAGTAGTAAATATTAAGAAGAAGCCCTCTGTTGTGAACAAGGTTACCGAGTATGGTGCTTTGTTCAACAGTTTGAATGAGAAGCGTATTGCTGCTGGACTGCCTCAATTGACAACGGCTATGGAAGTGTTGATTGAGGCGATTCAGCCTGAGAGTGATTTGGATATTAAGGAGAGGGCCAAGATTGCTGATAAACTCGCATCTTATGAATCTTCACGCGCACCGATTATCACTGCTGAGTTTGTTCAGAATGTTACTAGCCGGGAAGAGGCTACGGTAGAAGAGGCTATGGAAGATTTCCTACTTTCGTTGAAGAAAGCGTAACTATGGCTATATCTGGTAAAACCAAAGCTGCCACTCAAAAGCAGTTCAAATCCCCAAAGAAGTTTTCTCCTATGGAAGCAAAGGATAATGATCCTACGCAAGAGATTGCTGCCCACATCAAATCTAACCGTGCTAAACGAAAGGGTTCCAAATGAATGATAAGAAACAACTTACTGTCCTGAACAAGGGCATCAGGAACAAAGTTATTGAGCATCCTGCTTTGTATGCTCAAGCACCAAATCGATATGGTAATCAATCGAAGATGATTCCTGATGATAATGGCGGTCGTATGGGTACTACGGGTGCTACAAACCAACGCTCTGACAAGATCAATCTGTCGCAGCCTAAAGGCGCACAAGGCGCTCCTAGTGCTTCTGGTATGCCTATTCCTAAGCCACACCCAGATGGATGCCGTACAGGGTGTACTAATGTTGGCCCAGTGAAGTTGTCTCAGCCGCCCAAGAAGTATGCTGCATCTAACCTTGGCTACATTGCCAAAAACAACCTGAAGTTTGGAGGTTGATATGAGCGGTTTTGGAAGAATCATTTCTGGTGGCTCACAGATGCAAAAGGGCTTGACCAAAGGCATTAACGATAAGCTAGACCAATTGGATGATAAGCGTGATAAGCGTGAATCTCTTGCCAAACAAGTCCGTGATGCATTTAAGCAAAAGAATCTTTCTGCGCCTAACTTCAATGACATCCAAGTGGGTCAGGTTTCTGACAAATTTGGTGGCAAAAAAGGCAATAATTTCACTCTTCCACCAAAGCAAAAGAACGTATGAATATCCAATATTTTGAGCGTAATGACGCGGATCAGATTGTTGCCATTGAAGGATCTGAAAGATTGATCCTTCCTTTTTCTTTTGTTGCCGACTTCAAACCTATTGTTGGCGACTACGTGTTTCAAGAAGGTGATGAGTTCCATCACTCAAAAGAAGCGCCACTTGAAGTCATCTCTGAAGAAGTGGCTATCGAAGTCCTTGAAGTGATCCCTGAAGAAGTTTCTGAATCTCCTATTGTTTAATTGAGGTATTTGTATGGCATATGATATTGGCGCATTACGCGCAGACCTTCCCACAGCTAAAGATTTGGCTCAATTTGTTTACGATAAGACAGGCATCGCACTGGACCTTATCGGCAAAGCAAAAGATGAACAATACGCTGTAGCTAAAGCGGCGCTGGAAAACAAAGATATCCCAAAAGGGTTCATGACAGATGAGAACCCTTATGTCGATAAGAAGGAACTCATCCCTGTTGATGATATTAAGCCACCACCAGGAAAAGAGAAAGATGTTCCTCCTGAAGAGAACAGGATTCATTTCTTTGGTGCGACCAATATGCCGCATCCTTTCGACCCACAGTCTGATAAAAAGGTCACTATTGACTTTCGCAAGTACGATAATGGGTTGATAACGTATCAGATTACTGGCCCATTGGAGCAACAAGCTGTTGGATCACGTATCAATAAGTTCGGTCAAAGTCAGCCCGAGAAGTACACATGGATTGACCCACGTACTGCTGAATGTGTCTTGCGCCGTGCTGATGGAACTTTCACTCAGAAGGGTCGAGGACTTCATACATACTGTATTAGCGAGAAAGGTTCAGGCATCTGGCCTTTGATTGACAAGGATATTGTCAGCATTGATGCGAAAAACATCACTGATCCTTGGGCATGAGTGAATATAAGGACAGGTTCAAAGAATTCCTGCCTACTCAAGCAGAGGTTTGTGCTAGAAAGACCCTTGAATGGTTGCAAAAAGACCTTCAAGGGGACCAAAAGCTTAACCCTGAAGAGATATACCACCTGTCCACAGCAGCAAAGTTACTGCTGAATATCCGCGACATGTATGGCAAAGAGTGAAGCATCCGATTACATCCAAACCATATACAAGCAACGTGCCATAAAGCACCTTGTTAAGATGGCTGGTGGTAAATCTGCCATCAAGAACCTGACTCCTGATCAACTCAAGTTAATGCAAAAGACCAGAACTGCTATCGCAAAAGATATGCAGTTCAACCAGTTGAAGTGGTTCAGGCCTTTCCCATATCAAAACAAGTTTTTTGAAACAGGTGAATCCCATGCAAGACGGGGGATGATCGCTGGGAACCGCACAGGAAAATGTTGTACGGCAGCAACAGTTCTTGATCTTCCTAATGGAAAACAAATCACTTATGGTGAGATGTATGAGCGCGGCGAGTCCTTTGAGGTTTGGTCATGGGATGGAGAGAAAGCAGTCATTAAAACTGCCATTCAACCCATTAAAAAGCCTAAAGAACCTTGTGTTCGTTTATGGATGTCTGATGGTCGTTGGATAGAAGCCGCCCTTGGGCATCGCGTTTTGAACTCAAAAGCTGAATACGTCTTTTGTGAATCCCTGCTTCAATCGCTGCCAAACCTTCAGGAGTCCAATTCGGTACGCGATCTGTCAATTCATGACGTAAATGGTCTGCGTTTGTCTGAAAAACTGCAAGGTTTTCTGGTCGGTTGTCTGTCGGTATCCCGTTTATGTGGTGAACGACTTCTGAAGGCAACAAATAACGTCCAAGGGTTTTTTCAGCTACAAGTTGATGCTCTGAAACACGATTCTTTTTTGTCCTGTTTGGGTGTTCAGGGGAATAAACATACCAATACCCTTTTATCATCGTTCTTCCTCCCTTCCACTCTGGATGTAACTCGCCACCTCTCGGTCCAGTTCTTTGAGTTTTTAAACCGAGTTTCCGACAAATCCTTTCAATTGTTGAACAGTGAACTCCAAGCATTACAGCGACTTTGTGTTGCTGCATCTGTTGGACTTCAATCAAATCTCGTAGCTGGTCAATGTCAAACTGAATTGCCTTCATTGCTATCTCCTTTTGCGACTGGTGGTAATCAGATTGTAGCATACGAACCTATTGGGATCCATGATGTATATGATTTCACTGTTCCTGAAACAGAAAACTATATTAGCTGTGGAATTGTTCATCACAACACTGTCGCATCTACCTTTGAAGCTGCTTACCATTTGACTGGAAGATATCCAAAATGGTGGAAAGGTAAGGTTTGGGACCAGCCTATTATCTGCATGTGTGCAGGTGAATCATGGGAACAGGTTGCAAAAACACTACAAAACAAGCTTTTGGGATGTGATGATATCAAGCAAGGATATAAACTTGGTACAGGATCAATACCAAGGGATGCCATCGATGACAAAAGCATACGAACCGACGGAGCAAACGTGCTTTCCATCGAGGTTAAACACGCCTCAGGTGGTAAGTCCAAACTCTACTTCTCCAACTACACGCAACAAGTCCGGCACCTCCAAGGATTCGAGCTTGACCTCATCGTCCTCGACGAGCAACCACCGGACGAGACTTTCTCGGAGTTGGTGGTACGTACTGCCGCCAGAAACGGACAAGTCCTGTGTTCCTTCACTCCCCTGAAGGGTATGTCAGGACTTGTGAGAAAGTTCTGGGACAATATTGAAGGCTATACCCATGTCAGGGTTGGATGGAGCGATATTCCTTTTGTAAACGAATGGGGGGAGGAGTTCTTCTCTCAGAAAGAACGGGACCAACTCTCCAGAGACTTTATGCCTTGGGAAAGAGAATGCCGGATTAACGGTATCCCAATGGTTGGTAAGGGAGTTGTCTTCCCAATGCTTTCATGGCCTATCTACAAGTCTACCGATATTGACTTGAAGAATGATCCCAAGATGGAGCGGCTCATTTCGTTTGACTTAGGGATTAAGAACGATCCGACGGTGATCTCATTTTTCTTTATGAATCCTGTAGAAGAAATTATCTATCTCCATCGACAAGTGACGGTAGAACAAGGCGCAACTCCTGATGAATATGTTCATTACCTGATGGACAGGGAATCCAAAGGGGTTCCGATTGCGCTCCCCCATGATGCAGGACAGGCTGGACGATATACGTTGACGGAACAATCAGTGCGGGAAGTATTTGAAGATAACTACGGGTTGAATGTTATCTCTGGTGCTGTTATGAACCCCGCAAACGATCAGGGCAAGGTTACTATGTTTAAAGCGTATGGCATTAATGTTATACGTTTAGGTTTGGAGCGTGGTACATTTATGATCAATGAAGCATGTACGCAGTTTCTGGATGAAGCTCGGAATTATGCTATCGATGAAAATGGCAAGTTTTTAGGAAAAGATGACCATATTGACTCTGCTCGTATTGGTGTATTGGCCCTTATTCAGGGTCATGGAGAGTCTGTCGTTAGTCGGGCTAATACCTTTGCCTTCCGTAGACCAGCACCCGTAGAGGGCAAACTCCAACGTATATGAGAAAAAATCATGCTTGATAAACAGAATGTAATCGTACAGGGGATTACATCGCCTGATGGTAAAGACAGTGTCATTGCCAAAGTAGCGCATGAAGCTTACGTGAAGATGGTTGACTACCTGAGGTTGACTCAAGCTAAGAATGCTATCAATAGGATGTCAGATTATCACTATCTAAACATCCCTGTATCCAATTCTACAGAGCCAATTCGAGGTATTGATTATATTCATCCTGTAGTAACCCCCGGAGTGGATTACGCCACGGCAGTGGTGACAAAGTGTCTAATGCCTAGTGGAAAGATTAACTTTGAGTTTGAGAGGTTTGCAGAAACAGATGTGACTGCATCCAATCAAGCCACAGAGATGGTCAAGTACATGCTCAACAGTAAGAATGATTCTTACCAATTTGTACGTGATTGGGCGCAGGATGCATTACTGCATAAAAACGGTATTGTCATGGTGTCACCTGTGCGGGACAAGATAACGCAATACAAGGAAGTAGAAGGTACTCGTGATCAGTTACGGTCTTTTGAGATCATGGCTGCTGACAAAGGTCTTACTGCCAAGCGTCAACAGATGCGTAAGATTGATGTGGACCTTCAAGGCGCAATGGGGATGCCATCCACACCTACTGATTACGAGGATCCACAGTGGGAACCTAATCCACTAGATAACCCACTACCTGAGCAACAAGCTCCGCAGGGAATGCCAACGCTACCGAGTGGTGCTGACCTAGTAGACGCGCTGAACGCAAACACTATCTACCGTGCCAGATACAAGTTAACTGGATTCTCCACAAGCATACGCATCAAGCAGGTTGCCCAACACTACTGGATATGTAATCCAACAATCCCTCGTATTCAGGACCAGGACTTCTGTGGTTTCTACGACCCAATGACGATCCATGAGGCTAAAGCACAGTTCCCAAGCATAGACCTTGAACTTTTTGCTGAACACGCTGCCTATGGGCCTGCAGGAGCCTACCAAGCAGGTGCTTTGGAAAACGATCTGGCGATTCATGCTCGTGATTCAACTCCAGTCCCAGGCCAAGGTGCGGTAGCTTCTCGAGGCGCTGATAAATACAGCAATGTCGTAATGATCTCTACGGTCTGGAACCGTAAGGACATTGACAATGATGGTGAAGAAGAGATTGTTGAGATTTGCTATTCAGGCTCATACGTCATTTACGCGAAGGAAGTTGACTTCATCCCTTTGGGCAATATGTGTCCTAAGCCACTTACGGGTAACTTCTTTGGTTACTCAATGGCTGAACGACTGGTTCCCATGCAGGAATATAGTACGGCAATTAACCGTGCTGAGATTTCCTTTGCGATGCAAGCGTCTACTCCACGTATCGGTGTAAATCCTGAATTTGTGGATGCAGAGGAAATGCAGCGTGGAGTATCTGCCTTGTTTATTCTGGATCGTAAGTTTGACCAGAACAAGCATGTGTATGAATTCCAGCCTATGCAGGGCAATCTGAGTTATGTCGAATCTGCTATGCAACGGTTTGAGTCTGACCGAATGAATATTGTTGGCATGACAAGCCCCAACGATACGATGAATCCTGAGGTTATGAAGGATGGCAATTCTGGCTACAAACTTCAACTGGCTATGGGGCCAAATCAGCTTATCCAGGATGAAATGGTCAAGAACTGTGCTTTGGGTCTTAAAGAAGTGATTTATCTCACTTGGAAGACCATGATCCAGTACAAGGATGACTACAACATTAAGCAACTGGCTCACGCAGTAGCAAATGGTCAACCATTCTTGGACGCAGATTCAATGGATAGGTATGAGTTTATTGACCGTCAACTGATTAACGTGGATCTGGCATTGGGTTTCTTGTCTGATGAGAACCGTCTAACCCGTCAACAAATGATTAGTCAGGCTCAAATGCAGTTTACTCAGGCCATGATGCAGATTGACCCTTCAGTTCCTGAGATGTTCTCCAAACTACGTAGACCTTTTGAAGATACTTTGCGTGTATTAGGTGTTAAGGATGTTGACGCATATTTGCCAACTATGGCAGAGGGGGCTAAGATGGCGCAATCTGCAGCTCAAAAGCCTCCGACACCTGAAGCATTGGAAACCAAATCCAAGACTGATTTGAATAATGCCAATGTGAAGAAATCAGAAGCACAAGCCGCATTGGATTTGAAGAAAGCACAAGATATTGACACTGATAATGCGTTTGTTGCGCAAGCAGCCAAACGTGGTAAATTAACGGCTGTGGAGATGGATTAATGAAAAGTCTTGTATTGCATATTAATGAGTTTTTTAATCGCAGAACGAAGGCAATAGATGCACATAAAAGTGCTAGTTTAGAAAAACGGACTCTAGTCATTGAAAATGGTGAGTCAGCTAAGAAGCTGTTAGCTAATAAAGATTTTGCTTTGATGTTCAACCTGTACCGATTTCAGATGCTAGAACGTCTGGAAGAGGTAAAGACAGATCTTGAACGAATTGAAAATGCAACGTATGTTGCTGGAGTGCGTGATTTTATTGACTTCATTGAGAAGCAAGAATATCTCGCTAAGTTGGTATTGAAAAACTTAACGAAAGAAGATTAATATATGTCAGACCTAACTACGGAAGTAGCGGCCCCTGAGCAAACTGGTAATCCGGTAGACCAAATAGCTTCAATGATCGCCGCCAACAGGCGTAACGTTCAGAAGCCAGAAGGTAGTACCCCGCCACCAGCAGGACAAGTTGAAGGGCAACCTACAACCCCTGAGGCGACTCCAGAGATGGAAGTCGAACCTGAAGATAGTAGTAATGAGACTAATGAGTCGGTAGATGAAGAAGGATCAGAGGAACCCGCTGAAGGCGTAAGTAACTCAGTTGATTTTCTTGCATTTGCAAAAGAAAACCCTGATGCAGTTTTCCGCATCCCCAATAAGGATGCAGAAGGTGGATTTGTGGAACTTACCGCTGATAAAGCGGCAGCGATTCTAGGTCAAGGTAGTGCCATCCATGAAAGTGCTCGTAAGCTTAAAGCTGAACGTGCTGATTTTGAAGAGTATGAAGCCAAACGAAAGCAGGATTTAGATGGTCTGCAAATAGGTTTGGAGTTAACCGTAGTACCCCAGTTGCAAAGTGCTGCTGATGAACTGGTAACGCTCCAAGGCTATAACCAGAAATGGGAGCAGATTAGGGACAGTGAAACTACTCCTGAAGGAAGGGCTAGGGCCGAGGCTGCAATACGCCAAAACCAAGCTTTGATTCAAGAGAAGTCTCAGTACATTAAAGACAATCGACCAAAAGTCGAATGGTTCTATCAGAACCGCGCACAGGAAGTGACTAAATTACTTGAGCAATCAAGGCAGTTATTCTCTGACAAGGAACTGGCGAACAAGGCAAACTTTAATGAACTGAGAGACAAACTTGCCCGTGAATGGAAGAATGCTAACTCTGGATATATTCCTGGTGTTAAGAACTTGGACCTGATTTCTAGTGATGAGTACATCCTAGGATTAGTGCGGGACGGTATGAAGTTCCGAGAAGGTCCAAAAGTTCGTAATGCTGGAGGTTCTCTTGCTGCTAACAAGCTGCAAAGTTCTCGCGGGAAGACCGCGCCAGAGAGTAAGGTAGAAGAGCTTCAGAAGAAGGCACAGTCTGGCGATAAGAATGCGACACGCGACCTTTTGTCAACATTTATCGCGTCCAATCGACAACGACGCAAATAAGGAGTCCTTAAATGGCTACGATTACCTCTGCTAACTTGGGCAATGGTGCTGGTACATATAACACCGACATCGTTGTTAAAGACCTAGACCTGACTGTTTCTAACTACGTGAAAGACCGTACACCCATCACCAACATGGCGATGAGTAAGAAACGCAAGATTAACTCTACGTTGCACATCTGGCCTGTTGACTATTTCCGTCAACCGTCTCTGAATGCGAAGCTTGAAGGTGCTGGTGTATCGTCTTCTGACGCTGCAAACAACACCCGTGCTAACTGCGGCAACTACACCCAGATCTTCACAACCACTATCGGTGCTACTGGCACTGCCCGTGCTGTTGAACAAGCTGGCGGTGATCCTCAGGCATACCAAGAAGTCAAGCAATTGACTGAAATTATGTTTGACGTTGAACTGCAAATGGTTCGTGCTGACGGTGCTTCCATCAAGTACTCTGGTCAGGCTGCAACTCAAGGTGGTGCACCTAACACGGGTCGTCGTTTTGGTTCGCTGTACTCATTTGCTGGTACACGCTCTGCCAATCCTACTTCTGGTACTGCATCACTGAATCTTGCTACCTCTGACGGCAATGATGTGACTTCTGCCACGGCGACTAACCAGCCTTTTGCTGGCAACTTGGCAAATGCTGGTTTGGGTTACTTCACGTTTGGTTCTGCTACTGAAACAATGCAAGTGTTCTCTCCTTTCACCTACAAACAGTTGGTGACGGTTGCTGAACAGCGGTTCAATGCAAAGATTACCAATATGGTTGTTCCTACTTCCATGCGTACTCACATCTCTGACCAGATGCCTACCAGCCGTTCTATCAACCGTTTTAATCCGGCTGATAAAGGTGATACGATTTCCACCTATGAAGGTGACTTCAACTACACGTACCAAATCGATGATGACTGGATCATGGATCAAACCGGAGCTTCCAATACCTCTGCACTGTTCCTGAACCCTGACGTTATCCAGTGGGGTTCGTTGCGTGAACTTGGCCCGAACAACGAAGTGTTCTCGAATGCTGATGCAAGTCTTGACCAGTACATCATGGAAGGAACTCTGATTGTTCGCAACCCCGCTGGTGTGGCTGTTCTAGCTTCCACTCAGTCCACAGGTGCTGCGGTTACTGTTCCTCGTGCAACTGCACAGGTTCAGCGCTACCTCGCATGATGGTAGGGGGCTAATCACCCCCTTGTTCTTCATCTTTTAAGGAAAATAAAATGCCAATCGTATTTAAACAGGGCATGACTGCCCAAACGTATGATGCCAATACTGGCGCTGTTACAGGCACTCTTGGTCTTCAAGGTCAACTGAACTTCTTTAACCAACCTCTTGGTTCTGGTGGTATTCCGGTTGCAGTAGCTCCTACAGGTTCTTTGAACACTACAGGCGCTATTACCATGGGTACTGCTCTGCCGCGCATCTACCCTGCAATCTGGCTGTATTTGCCATCTAACGCTGTGGTTGGTGACGCGACAGGTGGTCTGTACTTTGCAATCATGTCCTCCACGACTGTTGGTCAGATTTATGCTGGCAAACAAGGTGTGGCAAACGGTGTTAACACTGTTGCTCTGCCTTTCCAGCCTTTCTACCCGACTTCCTTGGTTGCTCCTACTACGACCAACGGTGCATTCACAGGTTCAACCACTGAAACCTATTTGGTTAACGTGACGGTTCCTGCTGCTGCTATCGGTCTGCAAGGCCAGATTCGCGTTACTGTGAATCAAACCACTAATAACAGCGCTGGTGCTAAAACCTTCAAGACTTATTTGGGTGCTTCTCAGGTTGGTCAGTCGGGTGCTTATACTACGTCTACTGGTGGTACGCAGATGATTGCTATCCGTAACAACGGTGCACAAAACTTTAACTCTAGCCAAGTGGTTGGTGGAGTTGCTACAGGTGCTGCTGTTTACACGGCTATCGATACTTCTGCTACTACGTTCATTGCGCTGACTAATACCAGTGCAGTTGCAACGGATACAGCAGTGATCGAAGGTTATTCAATCGAAATCCTACCAAAAGACTAAGAGTCTTTATCAAGGAGTCTTAGGACTCCTTTTTTAAAGGCTTTTAGGAGTAGCCATGGCGACCAATTTCAAACAGAACTAACCCGCCCATCCCCAACGACACCCCCACACCCGCCACTTTGGAGGGTGGTATTAAAGGACAAATATGAAATTGAACTTGGAAAATGAAGAAGCAGTCGTAAACGAGGATTACTATACGCAAGGCAACATGGCTGGTGGTATTGAAGGCTTGCTCATTAAAAACAATAAAATGTTTAATGAGGTTAAATCTGGTACTTGGTCACAAACGTTTAAAACTGATAACCTAGATTACAAGATTGGTGCACAAGATGGCGTCCGGTATGTTCAGTATGACCAAAAGAACGTAGAAGCTATTCGTTTGGCTTGCAAGGAAACACGAGAATTTTACCAAAAGCATGGAACTGCTAATCCTTTCTTTGCTGGTACTTTCCATGCAATGAATCTTCCTAAGTGTTTTGCTCATGAAATTAGCTCAAAATGGTTTAACAACCGTCCTTGGGAATTAATCAAAATGGACAAGGCAGACAAGTTAAAGTTTTATGCCATAGTAAATGAGCATTACTCTGATTTTGTATGCCATCCTTCTGGTAAGATACCTTTGCCAAAAAACGTGTTAATACCTACAGTATGAGGCTATAAATGGCGAACTTTATCCAATCTGGAAATGCTCTTGTAAGTAGAGTAGCGCAATGGGTTGGAGCCATTCCTAGTTCCATAGGTGTAAATGCGACTGTATTTTCTTCCAATCTCATTACGACTGCGTCTTCTACTACTGCTTTGTTAGCAATTGGCGACATGATTGGATTCAATATCCAAGGTCCATTTGCTATCATTACTGCAATCAATGCAGCAGCCATTACGATTAATGATCCTGATGGTATTTGGAATACAGCTACGTTGCCGACAGCCATCTTGAAAGTACCGTCCAGTTCTACGGTAGAGATTTATTCTTGTGTTCAGATGGCAGAACTCAAAATGCGTACTCTGGAACTGCCTGCTTTAAGATCAGATCCTTATTCAGGAGCTACTCCTAGTTACCTAACAGTTGATAGTAATGGTCTAGCACCTATTCCTGTGGATATGAACTGGCCTATTCTGTTTTTCCAAGATACGGCTGCAGGATCCACAACATCAATGGGTCCATGGATCATCTATGACCGTGTTGGAGACAGAGAAATAATTCGCCTCAGGATGATTGACCAATTGTTTGTCAGACCATTTGGCGTACCAAGGGTAATACGTGCTTCTTTTTCAGAAGTGGCTGGAAATTACATTTTTACTCCGAATCCTGGTGCTGGCACGACAATCAAAGCGTATTACTACAAGACATTCCCCCAATTGTTTTCCATACAGAATGATCTTGCGAATCCTATAGTACAGACCAATGCAGTTTTAGCGTCTTTTCCTGAAGGGTATTTTTACTCTACCTTGTGGGCTTACTACGCAAAAAACAAAAATGATGCAGAAGCTCAAAAATGGGATGCATTATTTGCAGATGCTTATGGGGAAATTGAAGATCAAAACAATCGCGGCAAGTGGAAAGGTGGCGACTTGCACCTTACTTCTGAATTTCAGCCCCGTACCAATAGGTACAACTTCAAATAAAGGAAGATTATGGCAACGGGTGGCTTGTATGGAAACAGTTCTTCAGGAATTCTTTCCTATTTCACATGGTTTATTTTTACTCAGTCTGCAACGGCTCCAGCTACTCCGGTAGGTGGAAGTTGGAACTTTCAAAGTAGTGTAGGTACTCCTCCTAGCGGATGGGTAAATGCTCCTGTCATCCCTACTACCTCTGTATGGATGAGTTTGGCAGTTGTCAGTTCACAGAATGCCTCTATTTCATGGTCGTCACCTGTTGTCTGGTCTAGTGTTTCAAGCGTTGCAGGTATTGTTCCTATTGTTAATGGTGGGACAAACTCTTCTACAGCCGCGGGTGCTTTAGCCAATCTTGGAATTATCACTACTCCTACAGGATCTTTGATAAACCCCTCAGGAACCACTCTACAACGTGATGCAAGCCCGGTATTTGGTTACAGCAGGGCTAATAGCACCACGGGACAAATGGAGTGGTGGAACGGAGTCTCGTGGGTCCAGATGGGCGGAGGCGCAACAGGCGGAGGCGCAGATGCAGTGTTTGCTCTGAACTCGCCAAGCATGACCACAAGTTATTCGGTCCCCTCTGGGAAGAACGCATTGATGGTCGGACCCATGGGAGTTCCCACGGGCGTAACGCTAACGCTGCCAACAGGTTCGCGCCTTGTGGTGCTGTAAAGGAAATATATGAGCATGATTATTGATGGTACATCGGGGGCCAC